TATATCAGGGGAGAAACCTAATGCTCCAAGACCTATTTCTAGGTATTTTTGGATTGGGTATCTTTCTGTTCGTTCTCCCCCTGTTCTAAAGGGGAATCGTCATCTTCACTTTGTTCACCAGTAAATATGGTTGTTAAAAGATTTGCCGCAATCATTGATGATTTTACTAAACCTGATTGCATTATCATATCACCAACAGATGGTTGAGTAAGTTTTGATCCTGTTGCAATCAAACCTTCATGTAAGACAATTACAATATCTTTCATAGAGTATTTGTTAATTGCTATTTGATTGGTAATATCCATAATAGATTTACCTGTTCTTTGCTCAATATTTACTATTGAATCAAAAGTAAGTTTGAAAACTCTTTCCTTATCTCCGAGTCTTTCTTTAACTTCACCCTTGTACTTGTTTGCTACTGTCATTTTCATCTCCTAGTGCCTTTTTAAGTTTCTTTTTTGTGTCTATTGACTTTTTAAGTTCTCCAGTATCTACGATACATTGAAGCTCTGCTCTACTAGCTGTTATAAGAATCTTTTGCACTATGAGATTTTGGTAAGAATTGACCTGAACTTTATCAAGTGGACGACAATCAACATCTTTTGTACATTCAATTGTTATCTCATGTTTTTTGGTTACTTTGATAAAACCATGATACTGATTGTCATTAATTGTAAAGTTAATCACTTCCCAACCATTAGTCCACTTTATTTCCATAATTACGCATTCGTGTAAGTTATTGTATTAGATGATTCTAAAGTGACTGAATAAGTTTCCTCACCATTAAATTCACCTGCTCTTTCATAACTTGTTATTAAAAAAGCACCTGCAATTTTTGACCCATCTGAAAATACTAAATCATAATTTTGAATTGCACCATCAAATGCAAAACCTCTTAATATGTTTTCTGTTGATGAATCTGTAAATACTCCACTAGCTGATATTGTAAGACTTCTTACTCCACCACCTTGTAATAAATCTCTTGCTTTATCGTTTCCACTTGAAATAAAAGCGTTTGAATCTTTTGTTGTTATATCTACTGCTTCACCATTGATCGTCATAGATGTACTTCTAAGTCCACCAATTGTAGCTGGTGTTCCTGTGCTATTATCTTTTAATAAAAAACTACTACCTTTTCCTGCTGGCATATTTCTATCCTCCTTTTATTTTAACTATCATAAACAACTGCCCTAAACCTCTGTAAACCATGAGTTGTACGACCATCGTTTTCCTTTATTACATCAGAAAATTCAAATCTTAAATTAACAAGATCTGCTCCTGATACACTTAAACTACTTTCATGTAATAAAGCATAAATTCTTGACATTATATTTTTAATTTCCTTACTCCCTCTATACCTAGAAAATGAGTGAATGACAAGAGTATGTTCATTACCTTGTAGAGTTTTTGTACCTGCATCTACTGATGTTTCTTCTCCTAATTTAACATAAGGAAAAGCAGAATTATCAGGTACGAAATCATATACAGAAGCACCTAAAGTAGAGGTTAAATTACTATCCCCACTAAGTCTATCAAATATAGTCTTTTGTAATTGTAAGCTATGATCACTCATTTTTTTAGACCTTCTGCTACTTTATTTAATTTTGCTTTTAATACTTCAATTATCTTTTTTGTACTTTTTTCTGATGCTGGAAACAAAAAGGGTCTTGCTAACATCTTTGATGTACCAAATTCTAAAAATTTTGAATAATCTGCTCTGCTTTCTACTAATGTATTTTTACCATCAGCAACACTCATAATTTGTGAAACAAGATTACCTGTATCACTTGCTGGTGGTTGACCAGGAGCAGAAGCTGTATGTGTTCTTCTTGGATTGTATTTTTGATAAACACGACCTGATTTAGGTCCTGATTGTATTGATCTAACAGCTTCACCTCTAATTAATTGACCACCACCTCTTAATACATTTGTAAGTTCTTTATCTAAACCTTTTTGTAATAATTGAAGATTTTTCAAAGTTGGTTCTAATCCTTTAATTTTTATTGTTGCCATTATGTTGCCACCTTTTCTCTAGCAATAATTTTTATATATCTATGATATTCATTATCATCTTCTACACTTATAATATCGAAAGTTCTTGTTCCAAATAATATTCTCATATTTACATTAATATTATCTCTGTGTCTTATTACAAATTCAAAATCTTGAGGATTTGCTATTTGTTCACCTGTTTGTTCATTAAAAATTTGTTTTGCTGATTTTGGTTTTATCTGTGCAAAAGCTGTTAAGAAAGTTGTATTTGATGTACTATAACCTCCAAAAGTATCACCTGATAAAGCATTATTTTGTATTGTAATTTTATTTCTTAATTTACCTACTGGTGAAACATTTGGCATTTTAACCTCCTAAAATACTGTTCAATCTTTGTACTTTATATGGTTGTAACATCGCTCCTATTGTATAAGGAATTGTGTTGACTCCTAAACTTGTTACTGCTTCTCTATTTTCATAAAGATGTGTAGTCAATAATTTAATTGCTTGTACTATTGGTTCAGGTACATCACTTGCTCCACCATATCCAGCAACATATTTAACTACATAAGCGTTGGCGTTTCTTGTTTCTGTAACTGTTGGCCAACTTTTACCTTTTCTTAAAACTATTCTTGCTTGTTCACTTATTGTATCTACATAATAATTAGAAGTAGCATATGTATATTCTGTATCTGAATCATCAAAATATTTAACATGAGTTACTGATGCTACTGGTGGTCTTGGTAAAATAATAAAATTTGAATTATACTCCATATCTGGAGCTGTATATAAACCTTCTTGTAATTTTATTTCATTATAAAAAGGCAATCTATCTAAATATAATTCTAAAGTTTGAGTTGTTATTGCTCTATTTATGTAAGTTTGTAATACATTTTGTGATGCTTTTATAAGTTCAGCAATTAAACTATCATCATCACTAAAATCTACACGCATAAAAGACTTTTGATCAGATGTTGCTACTGCTGATACTGTCCAATCAGTTACTACTTTTATACCTGACATTTAAAACCTACTTTTTATTTTTACCAAATATTTTTTTAACAACTTTTTTTGCTTTAGATTCAACTGGTTTTACAACTTTTTTTTGAATAACATCTGTTGCTTGTTCTGCTCTACCATCTGAAACCCAAACACCAGCCATTTGCATTTCCATAGGTGTTTTCATTTGATAAGTCATGCCTTCTTCATAAGTAATTGTAGTTTCACCATTACCTACTGCACCAATTAAAGTCTTTTTCATTTTTACTTTCATAATATCCTCCTAATAAAATTCTGTGTTGCATGGGCGATTTCTCGCCCACACAAATATACTAATTATGCATTCGCTTCTGAAGCCGCTGGACCATGTAAAGGGTGTCCTTTAACGCCAACTACTCCAAAGACAGTACCAGTTCCATGAGTACCGCTAAAGTTTAAAACAACTCTAGAGTATCTCTTTCCACCTACATAGCCAATAGCATAGACTTTATTACAGTCCGCATTAGCATCAATAGTTTGGAATAGACCATTAGTACCTACTGTTCCTCCAGTCACATCTGTATTAGATGTTACATCAGTGAATGTTGCATTGTCGTCAGAATGTTCTAATTCAATTTCAACTTTATGAGTTGTACTGAATGTAATTCCTGGCGCACCAACATTTACTACATGTGTTACAGAAGAAAAGCCTTGAGAATCAACTGCTGTGCAGTTTGTATCTGCATCTTTTACGATTGCATTTAAACTTTCGTCAAATGCTAATCCTGATTTATTATCTCGCATTGCCATTTTTATATCCTCCTATAATGATTACGAACCACATTGTAGAATTTGAATAGCTTCTGGTAAAATTACCTGTCCACCAATTCTTCTTCTTGCAATGTATCGTACATTTCCTGATGTTGCCTGAGTGAATGGATCTCTCATTACTGACATTTGTACTCTGTCCACAATTAAGTAACCTCTTCTAAAATCACCAAAAAATACTGCTTTGGCATTAGAACCTATATCAGCAACATCTGTTGCTTCAACATAAGGTGCACCTAAAATTGTGTTTGGTACTCCTACCTGTAATGAAAATCCTGCTTGGAATACATATTGACCAGAACCATCTTGAAGCTTTCTTACTGCCGCTAAAGTTGCTCTGTTAAATATAAATGTTCCATTTCTAGAATAGTCAGGTTTTACAGCATGATATAAACTGATTAGTGAATTAGCATTGAAGTTTGCTGATACACCTGATGCAGTTACACCAACTGATGAGTTTGTTACTATTCCTTCAGGTTTTCCAACTGAATTACCACTTACGAAAGCATTACCTTCAGCTTTTGCAAACTGTTCTGTAAATTCACTTGTCATTTCTTGTTCAAGATTAAAGACTGAATCTTCTAACTCTTGTTCTGAAATGTCAACTAACGCATATAATTCATGAGTTGGAATCTCCTCTAAACCAACTTGATAGCCAGTAGTTTCACTTCTAGTTCCTTGTTCTGCAACAAAAGTTGCTGCAAATGTACTTGTTCTTTTTGGAATTTGTACAGATCTATTAGTTGTGCTTCTAACTCTAGAAATTGATCTAATTGGAGATATTTCAACAATACCTTTGATTAACTCTCTCACATATTCTGGTGGAGCAAGATAACCAGCAGTATTATCGTTTGATGCTGTTAGGACTTTTATTTCTTCTGGTCCTAATGCTTCTTTTCCTTTTCTTAACCATTTATCAAATACCTTTTTCTCAATTGATTCATCAGCTTTTGCTGACATATCAAATCCAGGTCTTGATACCATAGTCTCGATTTTATTAAGCTTCTCTTCTTGTGCATCTTGTGCAAGTTTAGCTTTAGTCACCTTTTGGTTTACATCTTCTAAATCATCAAGTGTTTTTTCAATTCTTGATAACTTTTGAGATGTAAGAGTATCAGCAGAACCAGTTTTTTTGATTTGCTTGATTTCCTCTTGGTGAGTTTTTTTAAACTCTTCAAAAGCAGTTCCGAGTTGCTCAACAGCAGATTTGATTTCATTATCTACCATCGTATCCTCCTATTTGTTTTTAATTATGTCAGTAACTTTACTTAATAAAGATACTAACGCCTGTTTAGTATCAGCCTCTCGCTGATTTAGAGATTTAGATAAAGCTTTCGCTCCTATTTTACTCTCTGTTCGTGATAGACCTCCTACCTCTCGTAAGATGTCTTCCCATTCACGAATACTTTTTGAGTTACCTTTTACTGATTCAATTACAGCTTCCTCATTCATAGGAAAGGTAACTAAACTGATTTCCATAAGATCAACTTCTTTTAGAGTTCTTATACCTCTTTTATTTTCATTGTATCCTTGTTTTTGTGGATCAGCTTTAAAACCGATAGACATACCATCAAGAGCACCCATTTTTAGTAGTTCATAAGTTTCTCTACCTTTTTGAGTCCCCATTGCTAATTTGCCTTTTACAAATAAACCTTTTTGATCTTCATATATTTCTTCAAATACACCGATTGGTTCATCTGTTTTATGTTGAAATAACATTTTTACTTTTGATGGTGGTCTTTCTTGTAAAGATTTTGTAAAAGCACCTTTTTGTACTATATCATTTCCTTGATCTTCATTTCCAAATATAGAACCATATCCTGTAAAAATTCCTTCATTATCTGCTTTTACTTCTGATTCAAAAATTATTTGTTTAATTTCTGTATCACATTGACATTCACCATCATCATCACAATGAATATGTGATTTTACAGGTTTTTTGTGCATACCCATTTCTTCTAATTCATCTTTAGGTTTATTGGGTTTTTCCTCATCAGGTTTATGTGCCCCTTTATCTTTCATAGCTTCTTCGTAAGAATCATGACTACTACATGGCATAAACACTCTTTTGCCATTATCCATTAA